ATTCGACCAGCGTGACGAACTACAGCGGCTTCTGTCTGACGTGAAAAGCGGGAAAATAAAACTGATCCTTTTTACAAAGCTGGACCGGTTCTTCAGATCTGTACGGCACTTAATGAATACATTGGATACATTGGAAAGATATGGCTGCGAATGGAAAGCAGTCCAAGAGAATCACGACAACTCAAGCCCGGTCGGCAAACTCTCCATCACCATCATGGCCGCATTCGCACAAATGGAAAGCGATATGGACTCTGAGCGCATCAAGGATGTGATGCGGCTGAAAAAATCCAAGAGGGAATGGCTGAACGGCCATGTCCCATATGGATACAGACTGGTAGACAAGCACGCTGTCCCTGATCCGGATCTCGCGCCGGCGGCACGCGGGCTTTTTGAGCAGTACATAAAGCATAACAATATATCAAAACTGGTCCGCGATAACATCCACCTTGGAGCTCCTACCACAACAAGAGGGATGAAAATCCTTCTGCGCAACAGGGCATATATTGGAGAAGCATACGGTATTGACAATTATCTTGAGCCAATCGTGAGCAGAGATACTTTTGAACTGGCGAACCTGATGCTGTCCCGAAATGTAAAGAGCAACACCAAAAGGGACTATATTTTTTCGGGCCTTGTCAGATGCCCGGTCTGTGGCCGTAGAATGGCGGGTGCGACATATCCGCAGAAGAACTGGGCGAAATATGTCTGCAACTATAGCAAGGCAGGACAGTGCGATTACCACCACACACACGGCGAAAAGAAGATAGAACGTTTCATCCTCTCAACATATCAGCACGATCTTGAGAGCAGATACCTCCAGATTAAATCAGTAAATCATAGTGACAACTCCGCAAAGATCGCTGCCCTTTATCGCAAGATCGACAGACTGAAAGACCTTTACCTTAATGAGCTTATCGACATACAGGAATACAAGCGCGATTTGGAGACATACAAGACCGAATTGAAAGCCCTTGAAAAGCCCGCAAAATCGGACACAAGAGCAATTGAAGAATTGCTAAAGCTAAATGTACTGGAGATATACAAAACCCTTTCTAACGCCCAAAAACGGAGGCTGTGGGGCGCCGTTATTAAGTCCATCACACCAAGAGACGGCTCTTTTTTTATCGAATACATGTAGGCGTTAAATGGAATCAGCCGTCAGGCTTATTCCGATTAACCCCCACATAAAAAGAGGAGGCATCAAGCCTCCTCTTTCTAATCATTGATAAATCTTATTTATAACTCCATCATACAATCTTGGATGCATCACATGAAGTGTGGACATCAATTCATCCATCACCCCCATCACAGCGTCCTCATTCCTTCCGTGGATCAGCTTGGCAAATTCGCTGTCTCCCTCATAACTTATTGTTCCCGGCTCACTCCCGGACATCGAATATGGTTCGTACTCCACAGGGCGCGTTTCCTGCACAGCTGCCTTGTCTTGTAAATGGTCCCGTATGATGTAGTATGCCGCAAGCTTGATGCAGGTCTGAGCATTGGGATTCTTTTGCCCCTGCATCTCGGCTATGGCTTCCCGCAGATCCTCGTCTCGTATCACAGGAAGCCACCTCCTTTACCTCTGCTCCAGCTTGGTGATCAGCTTGTGGAATTCTCTCCTGGTCGCCTCGTCAGGCGCTCTGTCCATCAGATCGCGCAGCTCTTCCACCATGCCGTCATCATAAGACATTCCTCCGCGCCTGGAAGTGTAACGGCCCATGTTGTCGCGTCTGCGAGCATAGGAATCTCCGCCGCGCTCGCCATAGCTTCTTCCGCCGTAATTTCTTCCGTACATGGGCATATAGTAGCCGGATTCGCCCTCGTCCTCTGCCTCCATCATGGCGATGGTGGTCTTAACAGACTTAATGGCATGAGTAAGACGGTCAAGGTACTCCAAGTCACCGGAAGACATTTTCCCGCCTGCTCTCTTGATTTTCTCATTCGCCTCTCCCAGCTCACGGGAAAGGATTTCACACGTTTCATGCAGATCCTTTAAATAATCCATACTTTCTCCTTTCCCATCATGCGATGCGGTTAATAACTATGTTTGCATTCTGCAGATTGATCACCGGCGCCGGGGTCACTGTCGGATCATCAGATGCCGGTACATGCCGGAGGGACAGCGTGAAGCAGCACCCTCTCGGGACTGTGATTATCGCCGTGCTTGTGACGTTGCCATAATCACCAACGGCAGCAGGGACAAAGATCGCCCTGCTTGTCATCCTGGGCTCGCCATTCACGGCAAGGGCCACCGCGATCGGGCCGACAGTGCCGCCCTCCGGGATCGCGATGTTGCCGTTGAAAGTGACCTGATATCGTGCAAAACAGTTATTGGTGTTGCCACGGAGAATAAAGATCCCTGTTTCGTCCTCGTGGTACACATTTCCACGATTACAAGGGATGGATGCGGTAAAGATTGCCGGCTGATTCAGTGAAACTGCCTGCACATCGTTTGCAAGATATTCTGCCATGTCAATCCCTCCTTAGTTGCATCCACAGCCGCAGCCATTGCCGCCGCATGTAAAAATAGGAGTATTTCCATAAACCGGCATGCTGGGAACAGGGCAGTTCTTAAGACGGTTATAAACTCCGTCGATCTCCGCAGACTGGCCTGCAAGGATCTGAGCGGTCTGAGCCGTCTGAGATGCCTGCATCGTTGCCATGTTCAGCTGATTCTGAAGACCGAGATTTTCCCTCTGTGCCTGTGCGAGCTGGCCCTTTACTCCGTCAAGCTCAAGGGCGCAGAGCTTATCCAGTATCGCCTGTGTGCCTCTGGTCTGAGAATCAATAATGTCTCTCGTGTTCATGAGGGACTGAGTTCTGTCTGCGCAATTCTCAGTTGCCACGGTGTATTTCAGGTCAGCTGTAGCCGCTCTGTTATCACAGCAGCACTGAGCGAGCTGTGCCTGCAGTGCGGTCATTCCTGCAGTCTGTGCAGTCTGAGCCGCGAAGGATCTCTCCATGTCTGCGATCTGATTGGCGTACATCTGCGAAGAGATTGCATTCTGAGCGCCATTAATGGAAGCGTTCACGCCGGCGAAGCCACCACAAAGAGCAGTCTGAACATCACCGAATCCGCTTGTGATGCTGTTCTGGATGCCGCTGATCTGCGTGTTGAGCATCTGATCACGGAATCCTCCATTAATGTTCTGAGAATTATTCAGCCAAGGATATAGACCATCGCCGCCGAATCCTCCACCCATTCCCCAGGCTCCGTTTCCAAGGAGAATGAAGAGAAGCAAGATCCACCAGCCATTTCCATCGCCAAATCCGAATCCATTGCCGCCGCCGTTTACCGGTGCGACCTGCATCACCATATTGTCATCTGTTAAAGCCATAAAAAATAAACCTCCGATAATTTTTGTCGGTTAGGGGCACCCTCTTGATTGAGTGCCCGTGTATCATCATCCGTCATGCGTGCCTAACGGATTTTTTACTTAGCCAACGCGTTAGACGTGTTAAGTTAAATTTTTTAACGCAAAAATGCGTTAAAATCTGCCGCCAAACAGCCTTTGGAACTGCTGTGCTATTTGGACAGCCTGGTTATACTGCTGCTGACTCACTTTTCCGGAATTGAGAAGCTGCTGCACCTGCTGCTGCGGATCACCATGAAAGTTCTGCCGGAACTGCTGAAACCTTTGAAGCATCCCATTGGTGCCGCCTTGGTTATTCTGCATTTCGTTGTACAGCTGATTCATTAGGCCCTCCCTTCAAATGTGCCTTTATTTGCTCCAATTCTGCCCTTAAGGCATCCATTTCCTGCTTTGTAGCAAAATCCTCCACGGGCTTGGAAAAGGCGCCATTATGGGCCTTCTGGTCGCGTATCGTATAATCCAGCACTCTCATGCTCGGAAGCCCGGTAGGATCGGCAGACTTAAGGTATATCGTCTGTGATTCAGAATCAAAAAGGACCACAGTAGAATTGGGTGCCACAAGATAACTCTTTGCTCCGCTCTCCCCTTGCACCCAAATCATGGCGTTATTCGCTTGATTTTGGGGCGTAGCGGGCTGATATGGGGGCTGAGTGTAAGATTGGTATGGTGAAGAATAAAAACCGTTATACGCCATTTAAAATTCCTCCTTTGTGCGGTATAATTGTTATTGACGGATAGGGTAGCTCCCGAAAGCCGCAAGCCTTAGCGGTTTCCGTCATTTACAATACAAGGCATAGTTCACTTGAAAGGCAGGTGTTATTTTTATGCAAGAAATCTGGAAAGACATTGACGGATACAATGGCAGGTATAAAGTAAGTAATTTGGGTAGGGTGAAAAGTTTCGCCAGATCATATAAAACGAACGATGGGAGACTTTTATCCGCCACTAGCACGCGCGGTTATATGTATGTCTGCTTAACCGCCAAAAATGGCAAGAAAAAATCAGAGCCTCTTCACAGATTAGTTGCAAAGGCTTTTGTTCCAAATCCAAACAATTATAAAGAGATAAATCATAAGGACGAGGACAAAAGCAACAACACGGCCACTAACCTTGAATGGTGTACAAGGGAATACAACATGTCATACGGGACCGCTCGCGTGCGCCAAGGTATTTCGATGGGAAACCCAGTTGAACAATTGATCGATGGGGATATTGTTATTGCGACTTACGCTTCCGCCGAAATCGCTTCAAAGTTGCTCAACATCGACTCCTCAAGTATCCATAAATGTTGTGTAAATAAACGAGTATATGCAGGTGGGTATATGTGGCGTTACTTAAATAGCAATGGTCACTTTTCCCAGAAATACGCGACAACCTCATTGCCAGAATCCCACGAATCATAGTAATCGCCATCAATGGCGGCTACGGCATGATTTCCTGTTCCTATCACATAAACGCCTTTGTTGTACTCCTCACAAAACTGCCTTACTGTCATACAATTTGGGCATGTTGTGGGGAGTATTCTTTTTTCAAATCCTCTTCTTCTGAGCACCTCGCCCCACACTGCGTTTGACGAAGGCATTTCACACGCCCTTAATCCCTCCGCAACAAGGACCAAATACGCGTCTTCCCATTTAAGGTTTAATGCCTTGCACAACGCCCTAACGGTGCAATCCCCGACAGATTTACCGCAGGGATTCGGCTGATAATACTGGTACATAAGCTACCTCCAATTCCAATTCTATATGCACGGATCAGAATCCAGAATGAAAGTCGCGTGCAATTTGCATGCAAAAAAGACCACCACGGATATGCTCCGTGATGGCCCTAACAGAAAGGAGGTCAAATGAAAGAAAACTGCTAATCAATATGTGAGAACAGTCTGTCCTCTGCTCTGTATATTATATTTTTGAGTTGCCGCACAGAAAGATCAAACTCTTCTGCCAGTCTGTCGTAAGTTATTCCATCCAGTAATCTGCGCTTAAGAATCTTCCTGTCTCGCTCCGCATTTCTGCCGATGATCCACTCATCGATCAGATTCTCCAATTCTGTCCTGGATAATTCAGTCATTTTTTTCTAACCTTCACACGCCCATCTCCGCCGCAATTCGGGCACTTTTTGTAACCAGACTTTCCGCCGGTCTTTCTTACTCTCTTTTTTACTGTCTGCTTCGCCATAATTGACCCTTTCAGTTAGTTATGGTGCCATCCTCACCGATATAATTGTTGTAACCGTCGTCGTTCTCTTGCGTAACAACGACATCTTCAAAAGAGGTTTCATAGTAAATCCACGCCGCGTTTGTACCGGCCAAAAGCAGGATCAGAATTATGCAAAGAATCCACAGCCTCCTGATTGTCCGCTCCATCCGGGCCATCATGCCCTCGTGCGCTGCATAAGATATCATCGGTGTATTCTTGTCCATTTTTGCACCTCGTGTTATACTCGATCTACAGGAAGAAGCCTGCGGCTTGAAACTTCTGCATTCTGCGGAAGCAAGCCGCAATTTTTATTTGTGAAAAACATTTACTAGCAGTGATGCTTCTCTCCAGCATCATTATACCATATTATCCGAACAAAGAGTTCCAGGTAATCGGGCCAACCTCTCCATCTACCTCGAGGCCATTGGCCTTCTGGAAGGCTTTGACCGCTGCTTCTGTTGCCGGACCAAAGTCACCATCCACAGACAGCTTGTACCCATTGCTGTTGAGGATCTGCTGTAATTTTTTTACGGCATCGCCTTTACTGCCCTTTTTGATAAGCGGCATATCCGCCGCCGTGATCTTGCCAGTGATAAGGTCGTATCTCGGTCTGCCGTAGCCGATGATGGACGGAGAGTTGACAGAGTAACTTCCGCGCCGTACTTCATCACCCTTGTTGCCCTCGATTGTATGGACAGTGCCGCCACTGACCGATGTTACAATTCCCGTATGACCGCTCCCGCCAAAGAAAATCTGATCACCTCGATGCGCCGTATTTGCCCATCTGCCAGCTTTTTTGTAGAGGTTGACAGAAGCATAGGTGTAGTCGTCAAAATCGCCGCAGAGCACAATTCTCGCGGTTTCTGCGCCCTTGCCGAAGTGTTCGCAGGTCTTGAGGATGACAAAATCTACAAAGGCATCGCACCAAGGCGCGTTCGCGTCCATGTTGCGGGGCTGAATAGCGTGCATGGTATCCCCGAAGATTGTCTTGTTGTTCGCGCCCTCATGGTATCCTAAGTAGGATTCAGCGATGGAGATAGCAACGTCAATCGGGTTTTCTTTGGTCAGCACCTTGCCGCCTGCCATAGCCCGCCACTCTTCCGCCGACATATAGGCAAGGTCAAGATCAATATTCGCGTCATAGCCTGCGATCCTGCCGTGACTGGAATACTGACGGATTGTATCCCGCTC